GCGGTGGTTGCCATGTCACCTCCCGGTGAGCACATCCAGGCAGGTGGCGAGGTCGGTGGGGTGCATGTCCCACACCTGCCCGGGGGGCAGGTGCATCGCGACGGCCACCTGGCATATCAGCCGTCCGACATGCCCGGCCGGGTAGGGTCCACCGGCTCCGGGTCGGTGGTGGTGGCGTCGACCAGCAGCGGGTCGAACACATCCCAACTGTCGGTGGTGTGGCCGGTGCGGCGGGCGGCGGCCCACCCCAGGCAGCGGGCGAACGTGACCGGGTTGCCGGTGGTGGACAGCCCTTTGCGGCCCATCACCTGTTCGGCGGTGGCCATGTCCCGCTGGTCGGCGGTCACCTCCAGCACCTCGCCACCGTCCATGGTGAGGGTGCACGCGATCTGGACAGGCATCAGCTGGCCGGGGTCATGTTGACCTCGCCGATACAGGTCCATTCGGTTTCGGTGGTCAACCGGGTGTTGACATCCCCGCCCACCTCGCACGCCTTCACCTGGACCGTCCCGGAGTAGGTCGGCCCGGAGGTGCCGTTCGGCTGCCACGAGAAGGTGACGTCGGTGAGGTCGTTGGCCCAGGTGTAGGCGACGAACCCGTCGGCGTCGGTGAAATCCTGGATGGCGGTGATTTTGAGCAGGTTGCCGCGGGTGGTGGAGGCGGTCAGCTGATCCCCGGACAGGGTTTCCACCGGGTCGCCCACCTCCTCATACGAGGGGGTGATGGTGACGTTGGTGGCCTGCGTTTCGAACGTGTCAGTCGTTCCGAACGTCAGCTTGCCGGACTTGTTCTTCGACTCGGTGATTGCCATATCAGATCGCCTCCTGGAAGGTCATTTCGAAGGTGGGGTTGTCGGTGTCGGTGCCCGGCCGTCCGCCTTGCACATCCAGCACCGCGTCGACGGCGGGGACCAGGCCCCCGGCGCCGTGCAATGCGTGGAAGGTGTCGGCGCTCCGGGGGCCTGGAACAATCGCCGCGACCGTCCAGGTGGCGGTGGTGTGCCCGGCGTACACGTCGTAGGCCAGTTCTGGTTCCCGCACATACACACACGGCGGGTTGATGTTGCGCGGGTCGAGGGTGGCGCGGATCCCGGCGGCGGTGAGCAGCTCCACGATGGTTTCGGCCCGCTCGTAGACGCTCACGCGATCACCGGCATGTCGAGGCCCAGCAGCAGGGCGACGTTGGCGTCGATGTACCGGGCCGCGTAGGCGTACACATCGTAGGAGCCGGTGCCGTCGTCGGTGGCTCCCCGCGACCGGTACATCTTGATCCCCAGCTCTACACAGCCCTGCCGGACCTGCTGATAGTCGGCGGTGGTGTGGCCGTCGGCGGGCAGGTCGGGGCGTTTCGCCTGGACCAGGGCGTTCACCGCGTCGGCGACCTGATCCACCCACGCATCGTCGTAGGTGTCGGCCGGGGGCAGGCCCAAACCGGTTTTCAGGTCATCGCCGGTGATCCACATCAGGACGTCACCTTTCCGTGATGCTGCCTCCCGGCCAGGCCAGGGTTCGGGGCGTCCGGCCGGGAGGCAGGCATGTCAGGGGGTCGTGGCCACGGTGCAGGTGGCGACCGCGCCTGGGCGTCGCAGCACCGACAGGCCGCGGGCCTCACCGATGATCGTGTACACGTTGCTGATGAACGTGGACGCGTGGGAGTCGGTCATCTTGATCGACAGGTTTCCGCGGTCCTGGAACTGGAACGCGGCGGCGGAGTCGGCCACGAAACATGTTCCGGCGGTGATCCCCGACGAGGGGATGTAGGACAGGCCCCACGGGGAGGTCATGGCGACCGCACCGTTCAGCGTCGACTCCAGGAGAAGCATGTCGAGTTCGGCGTAGTCCAGCGGGTTGATGTACACCACGTTCGGCTGGTAGCCGTTGTCCTGGACCAGGGCCAGACCGAGCCGGATCGACTCGACCAGCTTCTTGGTTGAGGCGACCTCGGCGTCGAGGTACGACGCGGACCCGGCCTTGATCATGGTGACGGCGGCGGCCTCGGCGGCCCGCTTCACACCTTCGGTGAGGGCGGTGTCGATCTCCGAACGCATCCGGGGCACGTCCTCCAGGGCCTCTTCGGTGACCTGCAGCCAGTGGGCGTACTTGACCAGGGATCCCTTGGCCACCTCGGGCTGCCACACCGCCTCGGTCTTGGCCTCACCTTCGGCGGTGGTGTCGGCGGCGGGGGCGTGTTCGGGCCACTTCAGCCACCATGTCGCGTTGGTGGACACCCGGACGGTGTTGAACCCGTCGATGACCGGGGTGAGCAGACGGGGCCGGGGGGCGTCGGACACCTGAGAGGTGCCGCCGAGCGGGTCGGTGCCGGAGATGGAGTCGACGAGGGTGAACTCGCTGTTGAAGACGGGGGCCTGCCCGGTGAATCCCTTGGAGCGGTAGGAGGCGAACTCGTCGGAGGCGACGAACCGGGATCCGAGCGTTCCGTGCGGGCGGTCGGGTTCGACCACCGACACGCGGCGGGCCGACATGCGGGCGGCGTGCGCCGCGTTGGCCTGGTCGATCTCGGTCAGCGATGAGATGCGGTCGTCGAGCGCGGTCAGGGTGGCCTTCAGGTCGGTGAGGTTCGCCTCGTCGGACTCCGAGATTTCCTCGGTGTCGGCGTAGTTGGCGAGGATGGTTTGGATGGTGCCGGCGGCCTCGTCACGCTTGGCGGCCAGCTGGTCGAGGTAGGTCACGGTGGACCCCTTTCGCACACACAGAATCGGGTGGGGGGCTACGCGGGACCGTGCAACGTGGGCCGGTGGCGGGACACCCAACGTGGGGTGCGGGACCACACATGCCCCGGCAGGCGGGACGTGTACTACACGCCTGAGGCTATCCCAGGCCTGCAACAATCCGGCGCCATTCCCCGGCGGTGGGCCGTCGGTGTGTCGCCGCGGTCTGGATGGTGGCGGACTGCCCGGCCGCCCCGAACGTCACCACCGACAGTTCCCGCAGCCGGGCCCGGGTGTGTTCGATGCGGGTGCGGCCGTCGGCCAGCTGCGTTTCGTTCCACCGGCCCCACTCGAACCCGACAGACACCTCCGAGAGCACCCCATCCCGGATCAGGGCCATGATCTCCGCGCCTTTCGACGTTTCCGGGTGGTCGGTGATCTTCCCGGCGAACTCGACCCTGCCGTCGGCCTCGGCCAGGGCGTGTAGCCGTCCGATGGGGGCGGCCGGGTCGTGGTTCCACAGGATCGGGGTGCGCGCCGGGTCTTTCATCTGCGCGGCGAACGCGCCGGGCCGGATCACATGCACCACCTGGCCCTGCACAATGTCGGTGTTCGTGGGCACAGCCACCCCGGCGATACTGCCCGGGTCGGCGCCAAGCCGCACGGTCGCGGTGAACTCACTGGTTCGCGGCATCAGGTACCACCTCCAAAGCGGGGGTTGTCTGGTCGGGGGTGTTGGCCGGCAGCGGCCCCAGGCCCTCCTGGTTGCGGATCTCGTCGATGGTGATCGCCCCCAGCTCCGCACCGATCTTGTAGATGTCCCAGCGGGTTTTCGCTTCGGCGCGCATCAGCGGGGTCATGTCGAAGCGGGCCCGCTGCTCCCACATCCCCTTGGATGGCAGGCAGGTGGACAGGGCGTATTCGACCGGTGCCAGGTACGGCTGGAGGGTGATCCGGACGAAGTTGGTCCATTCGGTTTCCGCGTTGGCGTACACCCTGCTCTCGCTGGGGACTCCGAGCATGTAGGGGGGGACCCCGGTGATGTCGGAGGCCAGCCGCAGGTTGAACTCCCGGGTGGGGATCATCGACAGCTCATCGGCGGTGAACGACACTTTGGTGAAGTCGACGTTGGACATGACCGCCACCGAGCGTTGCGCCTGCGACTTGATCCACGCGTCTTTGATGCGTTGGGCGTCGTCGGTCGAGATCGCCGCCCCGGAGGCGACTTTCAGCAGGCCGGTGGGCACACCATGGTCCAGCAGGACGTATTGGGCCTGTTCCGCGGCCCGCATCACCTTCAACTCGGTCTGGTAGGTGTCCAACAGTCCGATCCCGAGCCGCTGACCGGCCTGCCTGTGCACCGTCATGTGCAGGACCTCGGACGGGGAGTGGACTTCGGGCGGGCGGTTGGGGTCGTCGGTGACTTCCCACACCCCGTCGTCGTTGTTCCACCGCACCCGGGTCACATCCACCAGCGGCAGCGACCGGGGATAGCCGTCCGCACCTGGCCGGTCCTGCAACGCCATGGCGTTGCCCCACCACACCAGCGAATCGGTCACCGCCCACACCCACGCCGGGCCCGGGGACCCGGCAGGGTCCGGATCCCGCAGCAGCGGCGGCGTCGGATACACCCGTTCGGTGATCTCCGGGGTGTCGGTGTTGCGTTGGGCGTACAGCGGCAGCTGGGAGGCGACATCGGCGATCAGCCGGGCCCCCCTGCCGACACCGGGCAGTCCGCGGGCCTCGGCCAGCGACACCGGACCGACGGTGGTGGTGTCCGGCATGGTTTCGATCAGGAAGTCGTCGCCGATGGTTTCCCGGCCCTGCACAAACCTGCGGCTTACCTTGTCGAACCACCCCACGGCGGGCCCCTGTCACACGACGAATACGGCTTCTTTCCGCGAGAGGGCCGCCCACGCCGCCCACACCGCTGATCGTGCCACATGCACCCGGTCACCGGTCAGCACCGCGCCGGAACCGATACCTTTCAAGATCATCGCGGGCATCTGGTGGTCCAGGTCCCCGCCGGGCACATGCGACAGCCTGCCGGACTTGACCGCATCCACAAAAGCGGCGGTCGCCCCGGCGAAGTCCGCCTGTGTGACGGGTTTCGCCTGCCAGCGGGGGTCACACAGGCCCATCAGGGACTTCCCGGCGACCACCTGCCCGCCATCGGCCGCCCACCGGTCCACCACATCCCGCATCGACGCCACAGAATCGACGTGGAGGGCTTGAACACACGCACCCTCACCCACACCCACAGCACGCGCCACGGCCAGCCCTGAGCCATCCAGGGCGCTTTCCACGGCTATTGACGGGTCACCGGCTGGCATGTCCCCGCATGCGAGGTTCGACCAGGCCACCACCGACAGCCACCCGGGCCCGGCCAGCACATCCGGCCACACGTTCAACCACTGCTGCTCAAAGCCGGGTTCCGACCGGCTGCGGCGCATCGCCGCCTCCCGGCCCGGCGACCAATGCGGAGATGCGGCCCGCCACACCGCCGGATCATCGAAGTCGGCGTCGGGGGCGGCGCCCCACAGCAGCACCAGCCCGGCGCCGGCCAGCCAATCGGGCAGCACCCGCGGCACCAGCGCAGACGCCCGGCGGTGCGCCGTGGAATGAAGCACCAGCTGCGACTGGGCCCGCTCCACCAACGTCGGATACAGGCCTTCCCACACCACCTCCGGGCTGATCGCCCACGCCTCATCCACATGCGCGGTCGAACCAGTCCACCCATACGACGCATCCTGGGAACGGATCAGCCACCCAGACTCACCATCCGGCCACACCACCGACTCCTGACCGTTCGACTTGCGGGCCTCCAGGCCCACCTCCAGGGCCCACCGCCACGCCTGCGACATGATCCGCCGGGCCAGCCCGAGATCCTTCGCCACATGAATCACCGATTGGGGTTCCCCGAACCGGTCGGCCTGACCGGCCCGCCACAGGGAGACTTCCCGGATCAGCCACGACTTACCCGACTGGCGGGGGGTGGAGTCCAGCACGAACGGCCACACCAGCCTGCCGTCCCC